AACACGTCAGGCTTCTTAGAATTAATTAATGTTGTCATTGCTTCAACCCAGTATGGATTTTTTAAAGCGTCCAGCCTTTTATATTGGGCCTTCTGTACAGTACTAAATCTATACATACCCTTCAGGGCATAGCAATTAAAACAAACTGAGTTTTTAATTAGTCTTAACTTTGCGCCGGTCTTGCATTCCTTAGCAGGAATTCCAATTGACCAACCCGGCATTTTTGAGGGCTTACTTAGTCCACCGACTAGGGCCCAGGCTTCTTTAGTATTCATTTTTTTTACTCCTTGGTTTTTTTTATTATATTAAACTAATTATTTTTTTATTCACCTTACATAATTGTCACAGCTTGTCGCTTGATGCTTGACGCTTGAGTCAAGAAACAAATTGACGCGCGACAATTTGTCGCAGCTTGTCGCTTGATGCTTAATTATGGACCAGCTGGCGCTCATTGCGTCTTCCAGCCGATCCCAGGTCACTGCAAGCAAGATGCATCTTCTATTTATAACCACCATTTAAGGTGATGTCTCGCAAGTGAGAACAATCTCACAGTGACCAGGGATCAGTTCAGGGCAAGTGCGGGTAGCGTTAGCATCCTCGTGTTATCCTGCTTTTGATATCTAATTTTTCAATCAACTTACCTGATCCCAGGTCCATCGATATTAGCCGAAACACGTCTAGAACTTCGGGAGCTGTTACCGCTCAATGGACCAGGGATCAGTACTCAGGGAAGACGGCCTGCAGTAGGCGGTGTGACCCTGAGTCTGTCCTTGCTAGTTTGAGTTTTTAATTTCGGATACTAGCAAACGGAAATTCTTTAATTATATTTAAACATTTTTTCTAATTCCTCCATGTCTTTATTACTTGGTTTGTTATACCAAAATCTAGGAAATAAACCGTGGTAGTTTTTAGTATCTTCTACTTCATCTATTAAAGATGGCTCCTCCCAAATTTCTTTTTGTGTGTCAAATTTATTTAAATTAAACATATTCGAATTATGGCATGAATAAATTTTTTAATACATTCACATTATTGTCGCACCTTGGAGCTTGAGGCTTGAGGCTTGAAACTCTGTCAACATGACAGATTGCCCTGCGACATTTTGTCGCAGGCACTTTAGAATTATTCTAAACTAGGTGCGTCAATCTGCCGATAGATAATTTTTTCTAGTCGTGCTATTATTTCAACTTAACCAAAAAGGAGTAAATATGACTAAAGAAAAACGACAAACACTAAATACTGAAAAACGTAAAGTTATTGGTGGTGTGTTTCAAGATCATTTTGAGAGTAAATCAAAATACAAAGCACAACATACTGACGCAATAAAAACTTACAATGATATGCGTTCAGTTGCTAAAACAAAGATTGAACAACTTGTAAGATTTCATCAACCACAAGAAGATGTAGATACAGTTAGAACCATGATGAATAAATATGGAGAAAACAATGGTGGTCAATTACACCATGATAATTGTTTTTATGTTCAAAACTCAACACCTCGTATGGATACCGATTACAATGGCAATCCAAAAGAAGTTTTAGATGATGTTCATATTGAGTTCAAAGCTAGTAAAGATTTTCTAACTTCTTATTATAGAGATGAGATAAGATCAAATGGTCTTGACCCAGATTATTCAGTTAGACTTGATAACAACTATGATAAAAGAAGTCCTAGTTATTATAATGCTGAAAGTGATATTAATAAATATCTAGGTTGGACAAATGACAATAACTCAAGCACAAATCAAAATATTAAGCATAAAAATAGTTGGGAAAATGATTTCAGAATTTGGGTCATTGGGAGTTCTTATTGTCATAATAGAATGTTTCAAACTGATACTCAAGAGTATGAATGGTTTAGATCATTTGACATTGCAAAAGAAAATGTTGTTTTAGCACATAAAAAACTGTTTGATCATATCAATGATAAAATGGATAAATTAAAACTTGGTTTAAAATCTTACCGATACTTTGATCAAGCTAAATCGTTAGCCGATAAACTTGGAGTTCCTTTAAATGAAAGTGTACTTGACGCACATAGTTCAATGGCACTTTCAATTTATAGTCCAGAAAATTTAGCTGATCTTTTAACTGATGAAGTGGAGTTGACTAAAGATGAAAAAATAGCAATAGCAAAAGCACAACTACAACAAGACGTTAGAGCGAACTAACTGCGACAATCTACACAATGGCGATAACTTCGCCATTGTGTTATACTAAGGAAATTAACAAAAGGAGTAAAACTAATGGCTGAAGAATATATATATTGTCATGGTACAAAATGCCATACCAATCACACTCAAGACAGAATAAGAGGTGTCAAGGGTTCAAAGGTTCTAAGAACCAAAAGAATAAAACAAGATGTTAATAGTAGTTGGTACAATCCTAATAATTTATATAATTATTTTTGTAGTATGAGTTGCTATAACGATTATGCAAACGCAAACATTCAGCAAATTATTGCGATTGCACCCAGACCCGAGCCACTTGAAACACCTATCGAGGTTCAAAAAATCAAGCACCCAGAATCTAATAATGGGTACTATACACAACGAGCATGGACTGAAACTAGAATTGTACCATGCGACAATATGGACAATGGCTCTTAAAGAGCCATTGTGGTAAGATTAGGAAATTAACCAAAGGAGTAAAAAATGTACTTAATAATCGAAGAAACAACATATCAACACGTGTCAAGTTTTTATACAGTTAAAAATCAAGACGAAAGTTTCAGCAAGGCACAAGATAAAAAAAGTGCGTTGGAATTGTTAAACGAAAAAGAAAACGTAAATTATTACGTAACAGCATTACCAGTTAAATTACAAAAGACTGGCTAGTGCGACACAATGCACAATGGCGCCTAACGGCGCCATGTGTTAAGATTAGGAAATTAACAAAAGGAGTAAAAAATGCCAATGCCAACATCAGTACTAAAAACTTTAATTAAATTAAGACACATGAGTGGAGAAGAAATCAGAGAATATTTCCAAAAAAGAGCAGACTTCCACAGCAAATATCCAAATAATCCAAAATCTAAATTCACTGCAAAAGAGTGGGCTATAGATCAAGAGAAGTGGCACGGATTAAAAAACGAAAAAACCTATTCAAAACATTTTGAGTAGGTGTGACACTATGTGCAATGGCTTTAATTAGCCATTGTGCTAATATAGGTTATTAACTTATAGGAGAAAAAAATGGATTACGAAAATGATTACAACTTACTTGAAGATGTTTCAGAAGAAATAGATGTATGGGAAGATTTAGAAGATGAAGATGAAGAACAGTTTTAACTGCGACACTATGTGCAATGGTGTTAACTGCACCATTGTGCTATTATACGTTTATTAACTAGGAGAAAGAAAATGAAAACAAAACAAATAAAAAACTTTAAAATGAACGACGTTACATACAAGATGAGAAGATCAGTTATTGAAATTCTTTACACAGCAAAAAGTAAAGGAATCATACTTCCAAGAATCAATGTTAGAATAGGTGAGTCAACTCACAATTACCCAAATGTTTTGGGTGTTGGTGGCAATCTTAATATTTGGATAACTAAAACTGCAATTGACAGAAGTTCAGATTACTTATTACACGTTGTATTACATGAGTTATGTCATGCAATTTTTAATTTACCTCATAACGAATCTTGCCCTCTAATGGCATCTGTATTAGATAAGCCTTGCACAAATGCTCAAGCATGGAAAATCTTTGAAAGTTATTATTATGAAAATGTTAAACATGCGACACAATGCGCAATGGCAAGTTAATCTCCATTGTGCTATTATACTAATATGAATAAAAAAGATAAAAAAGATGATTCAAAACCAAGTGATGAATTTACCAACTGTAGATGTTGTGGCGAATACATCAGAGGAGATAACAGGTCAACAAGTGACAAAAGATATTGTGGAGACTGTGCATAAAAATTAACTACCTCCTAGTGTTAATATATCGCGCGACAAAATGTCGCGCGGTAATAAATTTAACATGGGACAAAATGTCGCGGGCGCGACTGCATAACAGGTGCGACAAAATGTCGCAGGGCCTGAGCGAGCTCGCTCGCCGCCACCACCCCCCCCCCCGGCTCGACTCGCTCGCTTCGCTCGCTCGTAGATTGGATAGAGGTACCAAGACCTCTATGAACTTTGAACTTTCTTGTTAATTCTATTTGCTTGATAATTATAGGAGTCTCTATATACTTAGTAATATATAAGGTTTTATATATAAGTAAGGCAGAAATACTTTCGCTTTATTTAAAACATATCTGAAAAAATTTTACGAAATTTTTTTTCGAATGCACTATGGACATAAATAAATTAAAAAAGTTTGAGAAATTACCACCTGATGTAAAAAGACAATTAGCTTTATATATGGCTAAGTGGAAAGATAAAAAAAAACAAGCTGACATTAAAAATGACTTCATGGCTTTTGTTAAACATGTTTGGCCAGATTTTATTGAAGGTAGACATCACAAACAAGTTGCAGATAAATTTAATGATATTGCAGATGGTAAAATTAAACGTGTTATAATTAATATGGCACCCAGACATACTAAGTCTGAATTTGCATCTTATCTATTACCCGCCTGGATGGTAGGTAGAAATCCTAAATTAAAAATTATTCAATCTACTAATACAACTGAATTATCTGTAAGGTTTGGACGTAAAGCAAAAGCTTTAATGGATACTCCAGAATATAAAGAAATATTTCAAACAAGACTCAAGGAAGATAGTCAAGCTGCCGGCAAATGGGAAACACAACAAGGTGGAGAATATTATGCTGCTGGTGTTGGTTCTGCTATTACTGGTCGTGGTGCCGATCTTTTAATTATTGATGACCCTCACACTGAACAAGATGCAATGAATGCACAAGCATTGGATAGAACTTATGAGTGGTATACATCTGGTCCACGTCAACGTCTTCAACCTGGTGGAACTATTATAATTGTAATGACAAGATGGAATGAAAAAGATTTAACAGGTAGATTAATTAAAGCACAAAAAGAAGCTAAAGCAGATCAATGGGAACTTATTGAGTTTCCTGCTATCATGCCAAATGATAAACCCCTGTGGCCGGAATATTGGAATCTAAAAGATCTTGAATCAGTTAGAGCATCAATTCCATTATCAAAATGGAATGCACAATATATGCAAAACCCAACAGGAGATGAAGGTGCATTAATCAAAAGAGAATGGTGGAAAAATTGGGAAGGTGATCTTCCTCCTTTAGAACATGTTATACAATCTTATGACACAGCATTTATGAAAAAAGAAACTGCAGACTATTCTGCTATTACCACCTGGGGTGTATTTCATCCAACTGAAGATTCGGGTCCTTGTTTAATGTTAGTAGATTCTCTTAAAGGCCGTTACGAGTTTCCAGAATTAAGACGTGTTGCACTAGATCAATATGGATACTGGCAACCAGAGACAGTGATTATAGAAGGCAAAGCATCCGGGCTCCCTCTGACTTATGAATTAAGAAAAGCAGGTATACCTGTAATTAATTTTACACCATCACGTGGTAATGATAAACATACTAGAGTTAATTCTGTCTCACCATTATTTGAGTCTGGTAAAATATATGCTCCACAAGATATGGAATTTGCACAAGAAGTAATTGAAGAATGTGCAGCTTTTCCTTACGGAGACCATGATGACTTAGTCGATTCTATGACTCAAGCAGTGATGAGATTTAGACAAGGTGGATTAATTGAACACCCTGAAGATTATGAAGATGAACCTTTACAACAGACTCCAAAAGTGTATTATTAGTAATTATGGCAATAGACGAAAACGACCCAAGATTAAAAGACATGCTCAGAGCTATTGAGCTGGGTGATATACCTGAAGATTTACCGGCCGACCCTGAAGATTATGATGATATGGGTGGTATTAAATCTTTAGATAGAGGTGCGCCATCAATTAAAATGGCATCAGAAACAGGTGCAGAAGAATTTGAATTAGAACTGGGTACAGTTATATCTGAATACAATGATTTAAAATCAAAAGGTGATCCAGCTGTTAGAGATATTTCTTTAGAACAATACATTGATATGTACCTTTCTAAAAAGAAAATGATGGAAGAGAATAGAGCTATGGCTATGGGTGGTGGTATGATGAGAATGAATTATGCTGATGGTAATCCTGAAAAACTTTATGATAATGTTTTTGATGCTAGAGAAGCAGCAGATAATGAAGATAGAGCAAATATTAGAGATATGGCAAAAACAAGTATTCCAGTTAAGAAAACAAATAATTCAATAGATTTAGATATTGAAGCAATCAAAAAATTAATTGAGAAAAGAAAAAAAGAAAAGAAAAAACTAGCTATGGGCGGTATCGCAGGAGTCCTGTAGTGCCTGACAAAGCTCCACCTAAAAAACCTAAAAACTTTACAAAAATGTTAGACATGCTTAACAGTGAAGCAGCTGTTAATACTTTGTCTCCAAAAACTTATGCTGACATGGTTGGTATATTTTCAAGGAAAGCATATGTAAATGGAGAGCTAGAATTAGATGAGTATTTAAGAATTGTTAAACCATTATTTGGTGAAACAGGTGAAAAGGTAACAAAGAAAATAGACGACTATAGAACCAATATGTTAGATGGTGGAGATACAGAATATAATGCAATGGTTACAGGTAAGTATATTGAACTAGGTGGTCAAGAAGGAACTGGTATGGATATAGATACATTTGCAGAAAAATATTTTCCTAAATTTGCTGATGGCGGCCGAGCACAATTTGGTACAGGCTCCCTGGATCCTGATGCAGAATTAAGTAAAAGAGTAAAAGAACTTATGGACGACGAAGAGAATCCTTTATCATTTGGTGAAGCAGTAAAACAAGCAATGAAGGAAACAAGAAAAGATCAAGGTAATGGTACAATGCCTAAATCTGAAAAATGGATGAGAGATTATTTCTTCGATGGTAAAGGTGGATATGATGATAGAATGTCATATAAAGAATTTGCCTTAGGACCAGGACAAGAATTATACAAAAAATTAGGTAATGACTAAAAGGCTTACTAGAACAATTCCTCCGGAATCAGGGCCCATGCCTCAGGGGTTGAATATTAATTATAATGGTGTTAAACAGATAAAACTTACGGAGAAAAAATATAATGGCAGATATAGACAAAGCACTTCCAAACGAAGTTCGAAAAACAGTTAGCATTCCTGGTGAAGAAGAACTTCAAGAAGAGATTAGTGAAGAAATTACATCACTTGAAGAATCACCTGATGATCTTGAAGTTTTAGAAAATGAAGATGGATCAGTAGATATAAATCTTGATCCTGCTGCAGCATCTCCAGAAGGTGGTGATGAACATTATGCAAACTTAGCAGAATTTTTACCCGATGATGTACTTGGAAGATTAGCATCAGATTTATCTAGTAAGTATCAAGATTACACTTCTTCAAGAAAAGATTGGGCACAAACTTACACTCAAGGTTTAGACCTTTTAGGTTTTAAATATAATAATAGAACAGAACCTTTCGCAGGAGCATCCGGTGCAACTCACCCAGTTCTTGCAGAAGCTGTAACTCAGTTTCAAGCATTAGCTTATAAAGAATTATTACCAGCAGATGGACCAGTTAGAACTCAAGTAATGGGTTTATCTACACCAGAAAAAACTCAACAGGCTAGCAGAGTAAAAGATTTCATGAACTACGAGTTAATGGAAAAAATGAAAGAGTATGAACCAGATTTTGATCAGTTATTATTTAACTTACCATTAGCAGGTTCTGCTTTTAAAAAAGTCTACTATGACGATATGGAACAAAGAGCTGTAAGTAAATTTGTTCCTGCAGATGATTTAATTGTTCCGTACACAGCTACCTCATTAGATGATGCGGAAGCAATTATTCATCGTGTTAAAATTTCTGAAAACGATTTAAGAAAACAACAGGTTGGAGGTTTCTATAAAGATATAGATATAGGAAGACCTGGAGATAAAGAAACTGAAGTTGAAAAAAAAGAAAGAGAACTAGAAGGAGTAACAAGAACTACAAACGAAGATGTTTATACATTATTAGAATGTCATATTGATTTAGATCTTGAAGGATTTGAAGACATGAATCAAGAGACTGGTGAGCCAACAGGAATTAAAGTCCCATTTATTGTTACACTTGAAGAAAATTCACGAGAAGTTTTATCTATTAGAAGAAACTATGAAATAGGTGATGCAATGAAAAAGAAAATTAATTATTTTGTACACTTTAAATTTTTACCAGGTTTAGGTTTTTATGGTTTTGGTTTAATTCACATGATTGGTGGATTATCAAGAACTGCAACT